GCCTTATGGCAGAGTCCCGCAGGGACATCCGGTGATCGTAGATTATTTCTATCATGAGGAAATCCGAGGGACAGAGAATACCGGAAAAAGAAATCGTTAAACAGAAATTTGACCGAGCTCTTTGAACGAGGGAGACTCCTCGTCCGAAGAGCAAGAAGGTGCAGCCGAGAAAACTTGGAGCAATTCCGGTTTGTCGAACAACAAACGAATCACTTTTATTACACCACCGTGGAGAAATCCCCGGTGGTATTTTTATGCCCGGAAGGAGGTGGTTTTCATGATCCCGGTGCTTTATTTGCCCAACGCCGCGGACTTTTCGACATTTGGTCTTGGAGTGCTGACGGACACCATTTCCTGCGAAGTGACCGAAGAGCGAAACGGTGTGTTCGAGTGCTTACTCAAATACCCTGTCAGCGGTCAGCACTATGGGCTTATCACCAAGGAGTGCATTATCAAGGCAAAGCCCAACGATACTGCCGCCGACCAGGCGTTCCGCATTTATCGCATCACGAAACCATTGAACGGCATCGTCACCATCTACGGTCAGCACATTTCTTATGACCTTGCCAACGTGCCGGTGCTGCCGTTCAGTACCGAGAGTCGCTCTCCTCAGCTCATTCTCTCGCAGCTCCTTGCCGGAGATACACGCTTCACGGGCCGGACGGACTACTCGGATGCAAAGGCATTTTCCGTCACGCAGCCGAAAAGCGTCCGTGCCTGCCTCGGAGGTACGGAAGGCTCCATGCTCTCCAAATGGCACGGTGAATTTGAGTGGGACAACTTCACGGTAAAGTTCCATTCACACCGTGGGCAGAAAACCGGTGTGGTCATTGAGTACGGCAAGAACCTCACCGCATTGGAACAGGACGAGGACAACAGCGGTGTGTATACTGCACTGCTCCCGTATGCCGTGTACACCCCGGAAGGCTCGGACACCGAAACGGTGGTCACGCTGCCGGAGGTAACGCTCCCCATTGTGACCTCGGAGATCGTCCGGGCGAAAACGCTCATCATGGATTTCTCCGACCAGTTTGACGGAGTTGTGACCGAGGAAACCCTCAGAGCCAAAGCCTACAGCTACATCAAAGCCAATCCGCTGGGAGCGACCATCCCCACGGTGAAGGTGTCCTTTGAACCGCTCTGGAAACAGCCGGAGTATTCGGCACTCTTGGAGCGGGTCAATCTCTGCGATACCGTCACCATCCGGCACTCGCTTCTGGGTGTCAGCGTGTCGGCTATGGTCATCGAAACCGTATACGACACCCTTGCCGAACGGTATGTGAGCATTTCCCTCGGTCAGAGCAAGTCCAGTATGATTACCACCATCTCCGAGGTGCAGTCCACGGTCGACAAGGTGGAATCCACGGTGGGACGCTTTCCGAAACTGCTCCAAACCGCCATCGGCAAGGCCACCGGGCTTATCACCGGTCAGAGCGGCGGCTATGTGGTCATCCACACCAGCGAGGAAAACGGACAGCCCTATGAGCTGCTCATTCTGGACGCTCCCTCCATTGACGAAGCCGTGAATGTCTGGCGGTGGAATGTGGGCGGCTTGGGATTTTCCCATAACGGCTACAACGGACCCTATGAAACCGCCATCACGGCAGACGGTCAGATCATAGCGGACTTCATCACCTCCGGCTCCTTGGTGGCGAATATTATCAAGGCGGGTGTTATCCAGTCTCAGGACGGCTCGTCCTGGTGGGACTTGGAGAGCGGCGAGGTCGTGCTTCGAGCCTACGCCACCAGCAAGGAGGTCACCGAGGTCAGCGACCGCATTACCACCATTGAGGAGCAGAAAATGCTCCGGCTCGTCATCATCTCGTCCAACGGGAACATCTTCAAAAACGGAAATGTAAAAACATTGCTTTCTGCTAAGGTGTACTCCTGGGACGAGGACATCACCGACACGCTGGACGCCAATCAGTTTATTTGGACAAGAGTGTCGGAGGATACAGAGGCGGACAAGGTCTGGAATGAACAGCATTTCGGCGGCGCAAAGTCCGTTGTTATCACCGGTGCGGATGTCAAAGTCCGCGCCACTTTTTATTGTGACCTCATCGACACTACGACCAGGCAGAGCCTGTTATAACGGAGGACATTTCTATGGCAACCGCAGAACCCACAACAGAAACCGGCACAGTGTCCGGTTCAGATACAACAACTTCAAAGGAGGCTTCTCACATGAGCAAAGCACAAGGCCAGTTTACCATCATCGACTACAATGACGCACTGACACTGACGGGGTACATCGGCTCGAACCTCGCCAAGACTCAGATGTATAACCCCGACAACGGCAGTTACACCCCGGACTGGAAAACGAAGAACCTCGTTCTGACACCCAGTCTATATGTCATCGGCACCACTGCCGACCAGATCGCCACCGCCAATGTCACCTCGGTCAAGTGGTATGTGGGCGACAGCAACACCGCCATTACCGCAGGTACGAACTACGGACTGAGCGGTGCCAAGAGCCACATCCTCACGGTCAAGGCCAATGTTATGGCGGAGCTGCCCGGCATCGACTATCGCTGTGTCATCACTTACAAGGACGAAAGCACCGGTCTGTCGCTGACCCATCCGCTGACCATTTCCTTCTCCCGTGTGGTCAACGGCTCCGGCATCGTTGATTTGCTGGTCACCACACCCAACGGAAATGTGTTCAAGAACGAGGAGGTCGCCAGTCTGACCGCCAAGGCCGAGCTGTGGCGTGGCTCTACGGTGGACACCACCAAGGTCAGCTACAAGTGGGCGGTCATGGACGCATCTGTCACTGCTACCTCTTCCACCGGCTATGATGCGGACTTCGGTATCGGCTGGCGCAAGCTCTCGGATACCGCCGACAAATACACCGGAACGGCCACCAATACCCTCACGGTCTACGCCGCAGCGGTGGACAGCTACGCTGTGTTCAAGTGCTGTGCCCAGGACACGGATTCCGCATCCGCTTCTTATAACACGAAGTTTTTCGATGTGGCGACCTTCATCGACAACTCCGACCCGTTGCAGATCATCGTCACCTCCACGGGCGGCGATGTGTTCAAGAACGGCCAGGGCACGACTGTGCTGACCGCCGTCTGCTATCAGGCAGGCTCCGAGGTGGACGCAGCCGGTAACGGCAGTTACACCTGGACGAAGTACAACAAAGACGGTGTTGTCGATACCTCTTGGGGTACCAACGGCAGCAAGACCGGCAAGACCCTGTCGGTGTCCAGCGCTGATGTGGATACCAAGGCAACCTTTATGGTCGTTGTGGCGCTTTGAGGAGGTGGTGAGATGATCGCATCGGCACAGTTCACGATTATCAGTCTCTGCGATGTGGTCACCTCGGACACGCCGCCGGAGAACCCCTATGAGGGGCAGCTCTGGGTGGACACCTCCGTGACCCCGCCGGAAACGAAGATATGGGACGGAAATGAATGGGTGGTGCAGAACGACATTGAAACGATCCGCACCACCATTTCCATTCTGACCGAGAAGGACGCACAGTTTCAGCAGACCATCGACGGGCTGAACAGCTATGTGGCGACCCTAACCGAAACCGTGGAAACGGTGTCCAACGACCAGGGCGTCCTGGAGGAACGGGTGCTGAACTCCGAAAGCCGTGTTTCGGAATTGGAACACACGGTGAATGGACTGTCCGTCACCATGCAGGAGCAGTACATCGGCGGCATCAACTATGTGCAGAATTCCTCCGGGCTGAACGGCATCACGGACGATTGGAGCTACTCCGGTACGGTGAAAACGGATGCCTCCACGGATACGCAGAACAACACCATTTCCGACTCCTGCTTTGTTCTGGGCGCATACTCCTCGCTGTCGCAGTACATCCGAGGTGTGGTTCCCGGCACTTATACGATCTCGGTTCGGGCAAAGAAAACCTCGACCATGTCCGGGTATTTCTATGTGACCTACAACGGGAACAAAACCAAGTACCTGTTCAATAAGTCCACGGCGTTTGACTGGACGGATTACTCCGTAACGCTCACGGATGTGACCGACCCCACGTTGCGTATTTACTGCTACTG